GGATTTTATAGAGTTATTGCTCAAAGCTGGCCTTTCAGATCACAAACTTGCGAGTGCTACGTTAGGCTTGAACAGAACAACAATCATCAGACTGAGAAAGGGAGAAATAAAACCAAAAAAACATTTAATTATGCTTTTGCAGATGATGGGCGGCGAAGTTGTCACCAATGCCCGTTACAACTTCTTTAAAGGCTGGAAATTTAACAATGACTACTTGATTTCGCCAGAAGGTGAAAAATTCACAGAGGGAGATATAAGAGCCGCAAGGTTTGAAAAAGAACGCTTACGCGAACAAGAACGAACAATTAAACGACTTAAACAAGAAAACGAAGAGCTACGAAACAACAAACCAAAACGGCCTAATAACGTTGTCATGTTTCCAAATAAGCGGGCTAATTAATGCCCGCCTTTGTTTCTAAACGCACAATCCTTTCGCTATGACTGCCAAGCCTTACGCAAAGCTTATCCACCTTTAAAACTAACCGTTGCGCAGCCCAAACAATAACGCCAAGCTGCGCAACACCTAAAACAATACTAACGTGTTCCATCTTTTGTTAGCACTCCCACCGAACCGGCAACCGCCATCCCTAACGTGACAACTTGCGCGACCTGCTCAGGGTTCATTGACACACCGCCCGCTGTTACTAAGCCTATTAACCCCTGCCAAGTGCTTGGCTCCTTTAATCTGTTTAGAATATATTTAAAAAGCATGGTATTTTTTCCTTATTAATTAACAAATGGTTTTACTTATGAAAGCTTCAAAAACTATCAAATTTTTAATTATTGCCGCCCTGTTTGGCTTTTTCGCAATTTACTACCCAACAACAACACCCAACGAGCAACCCGTTTTTATGTTTGCTTTTGGTTTTGGTCTTGCTGTCGTTTTTTCTCTGCTGGTGCAAATCGTTTACAGCTTCATTTTTACCGATTAAATGCCATAAAACTTATTAGGGTCTGCACCCTCTAGCCAGTTATAATTTTGCTGGCTTTCCTCGAAAAAGCCTTCTAAAAAGAAGCGCCCAACCTCTGACGGAATACCACCAAAGAAAGCATCTATTTCTAATATCTGCTCGTTAGCTGCTGAACCAAACCCCTTTATGCTTTCTTGTATATCTTCGCCAATATCGCCAAAGTCTTTTTTTAGCATATACGCTTTATAACCAACAAAACCGGCCGCGCCCAAAATCAATAATGTGTTTAGATTTACATTTAACCTAACCATAATTACACCCCATAAAACTTGTTAGGGTCTGCACCCTCAAGCCAGTTATAGTTTTGCTGCTGACTTAAAAAGTCATACTGACCAGCAACACCAAAACCACCATCCAAAAGCCCGCTAAACTGCTGCTTTTTTTGGTAATGTTCTTTAATAGCTAAATATGCCGCATAGCCGCCCAAGGCTGCCATTGCTAAATAAAATAATTCTTTGTTCATGCTAGTGCTATCCCCGTTTGTATCTGTGCCATTGTATATGGCTGCTGCCCGTTTTCGTGCTGAATGATCGCATCAATTAAAGCAGGCCATTTATAACTAGGTACCGGCGCATCAATCAGCAAATCCAACTTACTTGCTACGTGCATAATATAGCTTGATGTATTGTTTTCTGTTGCTGGTGCCCACGTACTAATAATGTCACGCACTGACACAATCCCGCGCTTTTGATAATTGGTTAATATTCTGGCCATCGCTCGGATGCCATACTTAACATCAACAAATCGACAGAACGTGCCATCACTTGGCGGATTATCTAAGCCTTGCCAGTTTGTGCCGTCATAACGAATATTCCCCGGATTATTATTTCTTATCCCCCTGGGCAAATCAGAATTAACCAGGAGCGAAACATCATCAATAATACTTAGCTCGTCAATCAGTTTTTTTTCTACTGTTTCAGCAATTGTTTCTTGTTGTTGCTCGGTTAGTTTTGCCGCTGCAACACCCGCCGCGATTGCAAATAATAATTTTTCTAGCTTCATGATTTAGGCACGCATAATATAGCTGTACTTGCCCCGCTGCCGGTCTGCTGTGACGCTTCTAGCTGCTGCATACATTGTTCGATAGTTTCAAATGTGTACTTGTCTAATTCGACAAACACACCCGCGCTAAAGATATAAATAAGCATTAAGGCCATTGTTCGCCCTCGTCTCTTTCAATTGATTTCTTGCAGTGATTTGGATCTAAAACGTGCAGAACGCGACAGATAAAAAAACATACTTTGCAGTTGCTTTGCTTCTTGCCTAATCGACTACTTATGGTTTCGTCTGGGTCGCCAGCTAGCAACGCATTAGCTAACTGATCCAAACCGATTAATACGTTTTTAAAGTAGCTACGCATTTACACGCCTTAAGTACATCATTGCTATAGCGCCGCTCGTTGGATTTAGAACAATATCTTTAACCACAAAATTTAAAGCTTGACCCGCTGTTACGCTAATGGGTTCAAATTCAATTGCTTTATTAATATCGTTGACTAGTGTCATTCTTCCCGCCTCATACGCAACACCGTCAATCTTTGGCAATATCCCAAGCGAAGCATATTGTTGGCGAATTGTTGAAAAACCAATCCCGTATATCTCAACGTCAAACGGAAAAACAATTCCGCTACCGTTGTATGTTTCGCCGCCGTTACCGAAAGCCCATTCTTTACCGTCAGACTCTAACTCTGCCGACTCTTCAGCCCAGATCACAAATTCAGCCGATCCGCTACCCGTTCCCGCTGGCCCTTGCGGGCCTGTTTCGCCCTGAATACCTTGCGGGCCTTGTGGGCCTGTTTCGCCCTGAATACCTTGCGGGCCTTGTGGGCCTGTTTCGCCCTGAATACCTTGCGGGCCTTGTGGCCCCATCGGACCAACAGTACCCTCACCGCCGCCACCTACAGGCACAATTCCCTCGCTTAAGCCGCTCATTACCAAACAACCCAGTCAAGCTGCTGCTTGGTTGTTGCTTCGCTGATTTGCTTGAATAACGCCTGCTTTTTAGCGAGTTTAGTTTGATAATCTGCCGACACTGTTAAAGTCACTACTTTAGCTTGCTCTAATGTTAAAACGTGCTCGATATTATCGGCATCGTAAAAACTAACACTTGTTAAGCCTGCCTCAGTTGCTAAACGTCTCGCCGCATCGAGTTTAATTGCTGAATCAAAACCGCCCGACCATGCAACGCCGTTTGCGTCTGTTACGTTTTGCGTTGATGCACTAAAAAACGCCTGTCTAATTGCATCGCGCTGAATTTCTTGCTGCTCTGCGTGAATGTAAGGCCGCTCTAGCGTCCAACTTGCATCCGGTTTAATTCCAATAGTGTTAATTTCTTGAAGCTCACCAGCTTGGCTATAGCCAATGTAGCCTCTAAAATCATCGGTTAAACTCCATGTTTTTGTCGCTTCATCAAATACATTAATTTGATTTTCTGCCGCCTGTTCTGGCTCTGTTAATGTCGAGTTTCTAGGTACTAACGGCTTTCCCTCGATAGGGTCTAAAGCTGCAACACCTTGACCGACTAACTCGCCCGTAATTTCTGAATAATAAAAAAGTTTGTTTGCCATTTTTTAACCCTAAAACTAATACTTAATTAACCAGCGCCGCGCTGTATTTCGCGGCCTTGTTTCTACCCCGCCCGTGCTTGTTACATCGGGAGCAGTTACACTTTTTGACTGACCATCATTACCCCAGCCGAAGCCGCCACCGTTACCACTGCCCCACCTTGAACTAGAGACTGGTACATTGTGGTTATGGCTTTTAACCTCGTCTAATTGACTTGAACCCTCGACACGCCCAACATCAACGCCGCGCCCATTGTCAAAACCCCTGATAAAATCACCGCGTATATCTGGGAGATTAAATGTTGTTGAACCATCGCCCGCCCCTTCCTGAGTACCAATTACAGCAAATAATGCCGCGTATGCTGTTCGGCTTACCTCTGAACCGTCACACTCTAACCATCCCGGCATAACACCTTTCGCAGATGGGGCAATTAAGCCAACTTCTGCCTCTGCACGCCCGCTTAAGCCGCTCATTAATCTAATTCCTCGAAGACAGTTACAGACACGTTCGCATTTGCTACCGCGTGCAGTGCTGCACCCGCTGAATTATCAAGCACTAACGATTGACCGGCTGACACCTTTAAACCGCTGGAACTTGTTACACCTGCACCGCCTACCCAAACAGAATAAGACGGGTCATTATTCATCAATATTAAGCTTCTACGGTTTGCGTTTAACGCTAAAAGCTCACCACTAACAGTCGTCACCGTGTAAGCGTTTGAACCAATATTTAAACCTTTCGATGATGTATCAGTCGCGCCTGAAATAGTCACGCGGTTGTCAACTACATCACCAAAGCCCGCCCAAATAACAACGGTCTGGTCAGTCTCAGAAAGGAACGTTAATTTTTTAAAAATTTCCGCAGATTTAAAAGTAATGCCTTTCTCAAATTCCTCTAAAACGCTCCCCGTGTCTGGTTTAACCGAAAAAAACCCCGATGAATCCATTACGGTTATATTATTCCCAAGCACGCCCAAATCCATATTTGTTCCCGCTTTAAGTTTTAATCTATACCTTCTCATTTGAACACCTTAAACGCGACAAACAGCACACCGGCTGCAAACGCATAATTAATAATCTCTTTATTAACTTTAAAGCCCTCACTTACTGCCGAATTATCAGCAAATGAAATCGCTTTATTTGTGGCATCATCAGCAAACGCAAGCGCTTCTGCTGTCATGCCCGCCACGTAGTCATTTGCATCCTTAATTGAATCAATAGCGCTTAATGACACATTCGCCATAATTTCCGCTATTTCTGTACTATTAGCATTTTCAATTTTAATGGCACCATGCCCCACCGAAAGCCCGCCTTGCTCGGCGTGTGCTATCGTGGTTTTAACTTGGTTCGCTCTGCCGCTTATTCCAGTTGTCAAAAAATTTGAATAGCCACCGCCTTCTGTATACGTTGCTTTCGAGCCACTTAAACCAGAAAGCGGGGCTTGTGAACCTTGCGAATTAGCCGCGTTTGCTGTTGTTGTTTGATTGCTTCGGCTTTTGCTACTGCCGCCAAATAAGCCCATTTAACGCCCTCTTTTCTTTAAATAAAGCCCAAGCGCCACCGCAAGCCCAACCCATAAAATTAAATCGTTTTGATTGCTGCCCGTGACACTTGGAACCCTAAAACCGCTTAGGCTTTGTGGGTAAGCTGGAAACGTAAACAAGCCATCAGGCAAATAAATATCACCCGTAGAACTTGACGCGCCAGAATCCCCGCCCTGTAACGCTAAACTTTCAAACATTATTTAATCGCCATCACAAGCGCGACACCTACCACCGCCAATAACAATAAATTGCTATTGCTTGACAGACCGCCAGAACCACCGCCCGAAAGCGCCGCAATTTCAGCGGGGCTTAATGTGTATGCGTTTACATCTGCGGGTAACTCCACCGTATTAAGCATTGTTTCTTGCTGCTGCTTTGCCATTAATAGTTTTGTTTGTTCGCTGACTAGCTCTTTTTGTGCAATAACGTCCAAATAACTCGATAAAGCATCTTTGCCAAAGTTAAACAAATCAGTCGCAAACGTGCCGTTACCATCACCGGCTTGCGTGGTGGAAGCTGGCAACGCCAAACCCCCACCAAAGCCGTTGTTTGAATCACCAAAAATATCTGTATTAGTAAACATTTAAGCCCCCTTTACAGACCTTCTAAGCCGTCCATGTATTCAACAACCACGTCAACCGAACCTGTTGTGTCAAACGTTGGCTTAACTCGGAAGTCTTGAATGCCTTGCATGATCAACGCTTGGTCATTATCGCCTTCAAGCTGGAAATCTACGTGCGTACATTTAGCCGTCACTGGTGCGCGGTCGTGCGCGCCTTGGATTACCTCGGCCAATGTTTTACTTGCTTCAAATTTCTTCACCTCGTCAAGCTCAACAATTACCTTGGAAATATCAGCTTTAAACAAGTGCATTGCTTGAATGCGACCACGGCGCGGAATGTCTGAAATCTCAATCTCTCCGGTAACATCGCTTGATGTTGGAAAGCTTTTAATTTTAGTAATCACGCCCAAAGGCATAGGGTCTGACAACATTGCATTTGCTTCAATTTTTAAATCGGCTGGCGCGCTGCTATCAATATCAATATTTACACTGAAAGTTTGAACGTCTAACGTGCCGATTGCAGTCATTCGGCGGCGTACTAGGTTATGCATTTCAGGTCTAATAAACCAAATAGTCACAAAGCCCGCATCATCAGCGCGTTTGTAATAGTTGTTATAGTCCTGCAATCGTTGGGCATCTTTAAACGTTTGCACCGGCTTGCCGTTAATCATTACTTGAATATTTTTCAGCATTTCACGTGTCACGCCCGTGCCTGAATATTCAAACGTGATAAAGTCGTAAGTTTTACCGCGTGGACACTCCAGAACCGCCGTAGAGCCTGCCGATACATTACTCAAAGAGGGTAATTTTTTAGTATCTCGCATTACTTACCCCTTAGCCGTTAAATACAACTGCGCGCGCTTTTGGTACACGCGAAACGACCGCAATTGCAGCCAAAGCAATTAATGCTGTTTTTAAATTTGTTTTTGTGAACATTGTTTGTTCTCCGTAATCGTTAAAAGTAAA